CATCGGCCGCATCCTTTTCAGCAAAATCGATATCTTCCGTCAATATGAATTTTATTCCGGAATCACTTGAAACAGCAGTGTCCTGACCTTTGATAATTGGCAAATAGATAGGGTTGGGCCCATATTCGCCGTCAGTACTTAACGCTGGAACTTCAATCCAGAACTCTTCGCTAACAACTGCAGGGCTGGCACCAATAATTTTAACTCCAGCATTACGCGCGTGCATTTCAATATTACTTAATTCGGACGCGGTCTCGGGGTTAGCTTCCGCAAATTGGTGATCCATGTAGTATGAAAGATTGTCGCCAATCATGGCAGCCATATCTAAGAATAGCCCTCCCATTGAGGCTTCAGAGAAATCCTGAATCTTCGTTGGAAAATAAACTTTTGCGTACTCTAAAAGCTGCCTCTTGAAGTCGGAGAAATCCTTAGCTAGATATGTCCTAGTTTGTTTTCTTCCAATTTCATTTTTAATATCTTCTGACATGTTATAGACCTACCTTCATTATGAGCTCTAAAGCTCTTGTGGTGGAATCCAAACCTGGAACTATATAGGTTAGTTTTAACCCAATCGATTGTCCCGATGTATCTTCCTCAACTGTAAAACTTGCGAATGTGTTTATTTGCACGAATGGCATATATTTGGCAATCGCCTGCGAGATTTGGCTCATGGCTGCTGAATCAAAGGTTTCTGGATTATCAAGCAGAAGCGGTTGTAAATTTGCACCAAAGTCATATAAACCCAATCTCTCTCCGTGATTTGTCTGAATTAAATTTCTCAAATTATCTGCTATAGTTTCACCACTCGTCTTAGTCATCGTAAACAGGCCGTCGGAATAGCCCTCCGCAATTGGGGTCTTTATCCCTATCGGAAGTGTCCGAGGAGTAGAAAATATCTCAAGTTGTTCGCGAACCTGGGTCTGCGTTTGTCCAGGGGAAGCAAACTCTTGTTGTACTAAATCGTTCTGGGGTGTAACTTCAGCCATACATTTGATCTCCAGAAATAATTATTACGCTCAAGAAATACTGGTTGAAGTTGCTGTACCTGTAACAGGGGCCGCTCCAGATGGTGCCAATGGTGACGCCGTCCCAGTAATAGACGACATCACTGTAGCCGTCTTAATAAGATCCATTACTGCAGCGGTGATCTCTTTTCCAAGATCGGCCGTGATGGACCCTTCGTCATTTTTTCCAGCTTCTTTTGCATTATCAAAAGCTGCTTGAATTGCGGCTTCACAAGCCGCCTGTCCTGCTGATAAAGGCATATTTTCCTCCTATTCTCCAAATATCCTTTCTGATTGTATATTCGCAATTTCTCCCTTTCGAGAATCCATTGCAGCTTTAAGTGCGGCTACCGCCGCATCAATTGCTGGTGATGGGGCGCCATACCCTGGGGTAGGTGCAGCTGTCATTCCATCACAAAAAGTTTTAATATCATCCATAAATGCATTGAAAAGATCCTCTAATTCCTGATACTTGACATAAGGCTGTGCTCCATCCGCTCCAGGACCGCCGCCGATTCCAGAATCGGTAGAAGATCTCCCTAAATAAATTTTGTTTGCAGAAATATGAACCGCGCCATCTGGCGCTAGCAAAATCGAACAATGATCTCCATCGGAAACAGGGTCACCTTCTTTTATAATCAGGATGCTTCCATTGATACCTTCCCCGGCGAAACCATCCGGATCATTCCTCGCAATAATTCTTACATGGTCAGATTTGATCGCAATGGTTGCGTCACCGTCGACTGTAGTGCCTTGTTCTCCATCGAAAACAGTAGCTGCGCCAAATTCGCCTTTAGCAGGCGGCTGGACTGTAGAAAAACGGACATCAGCATCTGTTCCCATCGAAACGTAAACTCGAGATTTGTCTTTCCAAAAACAAGGATCGCCTTCGGTATGGTGAGCAGGAATTTGATTTCTCGTTGGATTCTTATCAACTTCCGCGTGGCCTTCTCGATTTTCAATTTGTCTAGCATTTGTTCTTTCTGGATCTGGGGATCCTGCTGCCGAAGCGGTTGTAAGGCCCGGTATCGTTGCTTGATCAACTGATCTTCCAGCAACAATATCAATCGTACCAGAATACCTCAACGGTTCTGAAAATGCATTAGTAGGAATAGTGCCGTCTGCAGAAAAGACATCGGTATCCTCTCGGACCCACCCTCTATCCTCTCCAAGGCATATTAAGGTATTATTAGACCCTTGAATAACAGTGTCACCAGGCCTTTTCTTAAACCTGGGCACTACCTCGACTCTATAATTCTGATTCATGGCCGCGAGCTTCAAGGATTCATATGTTTCCAATTTAGAATTAGGGTCCTCTTCATCGTAATCTAGGGATCTTGATGTAAGGTCGTCTCCGTCGTTAGACCACGGGACCCAAAGTTCATCCTCGCCTTCGGCTTGTTGGCCTTTTTCTTTTGTATCGAGTGGAGCAGTTGCCGTGAAGGAGTCTCTATCTAAATGAGAATAGTTAACATCTTCAACTAGGCGGGATCCTGCAACTCGAGCCATCCAATAGGTTTTGCCGCCATCATCGATGGTCCACACTTTTTCCCCTGGCTTACATGGCAGCTGTATATGTGCAGGAAAAAAGGGATATGCGATTTTTAGGGCCCCTGACTTAAGATCTCCTAGACGAATCAACAGAGAATTAAACGGCAATATTTCTGTTTCCGCTTCTGGATCAAGCTTTGGATCTGCACCCTCTTCTTGATCTTGCAAAACGGTAAAATCAAATTCCTCCGGATTCGTAAGAACCTCAATAACTATGGCTTTTTGATAGGCACCGCCGCCGCCAGCACCTTTCTGGGTATTGGCTAACCCTTGTTGATCTTTTGCTGCTGATTCATTGCCGCCATGTCTACTGGTATCCATTATCCACCCGAAATTGTTTTGAATAGATCGTCCGGATCTATTTTAGCCGCCTTTTCTTCTTCTTTAGAAATCAAGTCTGCCAGCTTGAGCAACTGATCATTGGCTTTATTCATTCTTTCGAGATATTTTGCCATGATTGGACCCATTTGCAAGTGTTCTGCTGATTGACCTGACATCGTAGTATAAACATCGGTGAAAAGCATATAAGCATTAAGACGGTCAACAACAGCATTTTCATAAATTTCCCTCCAAAGCAGCTTCTTTTTATCCTCGGAAGTTGCAATGGCATCTAGTAATTCTGAAAACTCTTTGACCTTTTTTTCTACGTTTCCTAAATCTGTATTAATTTCAGTAGGTGATTTCATAATATGTCAAACTCCTTATCCGGACCACAAATTTGTCTGTATAACCTCCTGATGTTACTCATACAAACGCTTAGCTGTTTTGAATTTAAACCAGATAGTTCCCTTACGTAAACAAACAGAGCTCTTTTGTTAAGAAAATCTAAATCATCTAAATTCTCGAATATGGTAATGATTGCAACCATACATCTTAATTCGTGGTCAGATTTGACTCGTTCTTTAATATTATATAGCATCTTGCGGATGTCTTCTATTTTTTCTTCCTTCATCATATAAGATTCTGGTGGAGGAGAAACTTTTCCGCTATCGTACATAATGCCGTCAATGTTTAAATTTTGATCCGGATCATCAAAAGATATAGTCCTATTCTTGTACCTGTTACACCGTCTGGTGTGAATGATCAGCCAATTTTTAGCAACCACGTTAAAGTAACTAAATGCGTTAGAACCTCTCGTATGATCAAATTTGTGGAGCGTTTCATAAAGATTAACAACACATTGATGTTTCAAATACGGAATATCATCATGTTGCTTATGGAAACCATAAATGAAAATAAGGTTTTCTGCTAATTTTTCCAAAGCAGGTCTTATTTCAACTGAATAGATTTTTTCTCGATCTTCGACAGATTCTGCTTCACAAAATTTATGAATAGCAGCCTGCGTATCTTTGGTAAAATATGGTTTTTTCCCGGAGGAAGGACGCTTTATTCTGCGTCTTTTCTTAACCAATTTCTTCTTCATTAGAAATCTCCTCGATGCTGGCAATGTGGTTTGCGACTTGCAAAATAGAATCCCTTGAAGCTCTTATGTCTTCTACAACTTGCCTTATTTGGGGAGAATCATAAAAAAGCGGTATCTCTAAAATTTTAGAAATACTCGAATATCTTTGATCAAGTTGATTTAGGCTGAGTTCTAAGGAATCTTCTACTTTTAGAAGTATTGACGCAAAACGGTAGTTATAATATAGGGAAATGCATAACAACAAAAACAAAACACCACAAGAAACCCATGGCAGACTCAACGAAAACACTACTAAATCCTTTCTATCAAAGAATCATATAACTCACAAACCTTTTCAAAACTATGATGTGACTGCATTTCTTGGGCCATTTTTTCAGTCCAAGCTGATGGAACACCGCCGCTTTTATAGAATTTCTTTAGTCTTAACTTAAAAGATTTTTCATCTGGTTCAGCCCATTGTGAACCTTCGACGAAGATCTGTCCATCAATTCTAGATTTTGGAATCTGTTGTAAAGAATACTCGACAGGAAGCCATTTGCCTCTATTAAGAAAATCCAAATGTCCTGACCAATTAGTGGCAATCACGGGTAATTTTGCAGCTGCTGCTTCCAAAAGTGGTAGGCCAAAGCCTTCGCCTCGAGTTGTTGAAATTAAACATCGAACCCTATCACTTTGATACAAACTAGCCACCTCACCCGGTGATAAATATCCATGCAAAAGATAAATTCTGGGTTTTTGTTTCTCTGTGTGAATATTATCTAAAAACTGCTTAAGAGCGGCATGAGTTGCTCTTCTATCCATGATAGAATTTGTACCCATATTTGTTTTAATGATTAAACCTACTTGCTTCCCCTGGAATTCTTCACAGAACCACTTGACGGCATTAAAGGTATTTTTTCTATCGTTTTCCGGAGATCCTGTAACCTGGCCGAAGAGTAAAAAATTAAATTTTGTTGGAATATCAGACAAGAAATCCAAATGTTTCATATCACTTGTACAATGATCGTAATAACACTCTGTTATAACCGATAAATTTTCCCCAGAGTGTCCCGTATTTGTCAACACTTTCTTAGTAAATTCAGATGGAACAACAACATGATCCATAGAGGCACAATGAGAAACCCATTCCGGATTGCAACGATCAGTTTCCACGGCAGCTGTGACCCCGATGTTTTTCTTTGCTGCGCTTGAATCCCATTCATTAGGTAATTGAATCTGAAAAGATATATCGGGATGTGACCGAAGCTCGCCGCTGGTTTGCATAATCTTTCCAACCAGGCCATCTAGATAATTTAAGTTTGTAAACCACGGTGTTATTCCCCATGGGAGAAGTTGGGAGTTTACAGTGTGGCCTCGGCTGTGAGCCCACCTAAAAATTTGTCTAGAGTGGACGCCATACCCAGACTGAGTCAAAAGTGGTCCACGAATCAAAATATGAGCCATTATTCAACCTCCAAGATTTCGTAAGATTTTCTTCCACATCGATTTTCTCTCCATTCATGAATAACTTCGATCATGGACTGATGCCATTTTTCAACCATTTCTTCATAATCAAACTGATGATCAACATAATCAAGACATTTTACCCCTAATTTTTTTCTACCTTCAGAACCCAAAGAATACATTTTCCAAATTTTATCAGCAATAGTCTCTACAGAGGTAAAATCTTCATAGATATATGGAACATGCTGGCTTCCTGCCAGGGTTTGCATCTCAATCGGAAGAGCAAACCCGTTTTCCGTTCCATCTCTATAATCAATTACTTGTCGAGTCTGGCCACCGGTAAGGGGAGCAATAATAGGAGTGCCGGTTTGCATCGCCTCTAGAGTAGAAAGACCAAAACCCTCGGCATAGCTAACGTTTATTGTGAAATCTGCAATGTTGTGCATTACATTAATTTGTTGAAAATCGCATCTCTGAGTTGAAAACACAATAGTGTCTTTAATAAGTAAATTTTCTGCTACTGAAAATAGATTGGGACCCTCTGGATCCAATGGATCCGTATGGAGAATCAAGGATGCATTTCTATGACCTTCTTCTTTTTCTAATCTTTCTATAAAGAGTTTCCATGCCCATAAAAGATCACCGGGTCGCTTTCTTCTGGCGTTACGATTTATCCAGAAGCCCGTGAAATGGTCTACTCTTTCAGGGCCCATCGTGGTCATTTTATACCTTTTCTTTTCCGAATCTGACAATGGAAAGAAAATCTCTTTTGGAACCGTGTGGGAGATGAAATGTGTTTTCTCAGGATGCTTTTCAACTAGTTGACTATAGGTGTGGTAAGAATGACAATTAATCCTATCAGTAGATTCATAATAGACATCGTTGAAATATGGATATGGCGCGTTGTCCCATACATGCCACCAAACAATAGGACACACTTGATGGACTTCATCCTCAATCTGAAACAACCAAACAAAGAACCTAGGATCCGTAAAGATAAAACATATATCTGGCTGTTCAGTGGCTAAAATTACCCTAATCATCTCCTTGCTACCAAAACCATCTACTGGCTTAATAATGAAATCAGGGTTAACAACTACCACTTCGTAATTCTCGTGTTTCATAGCAGCGCCTAGTTGCCTAAAAGACCAACAGCCTTTTTTCAATAGGCCATTAATTAAGTGTCTAGTCTGCGTGCCAACACCTGATGTGCTCAGGGCATGATCTGATAAAACCAAAACCTTGTACTTACCATCCTGCATCGCAATGCTCCGTATCTTTAAAGGGACAAAATTTGCAACCGTCAGTATTTTTCGGAAAAAATCCGCGGTTGACTGTGAATATCATTGACTTTAAAAGTTTGTCAGTTTTTTCGACAAACTTAGGACCAGCACTGACCTTGAAAAGCTCTATGCAATCGCCCTTTGGTGCACCTCTTTTTAGAAAAGCGTATGCAGTCCTAACTTGAGATAGAGGAATGTTATTTTTCTCCGCCCAGTAGGATTTGTAAAATCCAATCTGAGACAAAGTCAAGAAGTCGCGTCGCTTTTTATACCACCAACCTGCTTTCCCAGTTGACTTCCAATCGATAACCCAGTAGACTTCTTTGCCTCCGCTTTTAGGTTTTGTCTTGATGATACAATCGATGAACCCCTTAAACTTCATATCAGAATCATTGATTTCTTCATAAAGTTGTTCCTCTGCGGAAACATATTCCCAACCAGGAAAAGTAGAATCGATCCATTCCGAAAAACTCGAAAGGATATTTTCTGCTGATTTGTGCCAAAATGGTCGATAATCATGAACATATTTAGAACCAAAGGAAGCACGAGATTCAGTAACCTTCTGAATATACTCGGGAGAATCATAATTCTTGGTATCCCAGGCAGCATCGATTTCAGCCTTTGCTTTATCGATATCGAATGGTTCACCCTTTAGGAAAAGTTCAATTTGATTATGGACTATAGTACCAAAATCTGCGTACGGATTATCTTCCCAAGTTTCTAGCTTATCAATATACAAAAGCTTGTGTCTAAATGCGCATTCTTTCCAATTCTTTATTTCAGAAAATGAAACGTGCGGCTTACCTGTAGGAAAATTCATCTAATCTCCGTGATGATATGATATATCATACAAAAAATTCTGTTATTCGTTAAATCAATCATCGGAAACTGCTCGACCTTTCATGCGTTCCCAATCTTTGTTAACTCGAAAATCGTCGTTAGAGTTTTCCACCTGTTCTAACATCCTGGGTTCTAAACCGTTATTTTCAGCAAAATAAATCATTGCAGCAAGATCCTTGGGGAAACAATGTCCACCAAAACCATAATCTCCATCAGGGCCAGGAACAGAAAGATGGCTATTTCCGATTCGGCCGTCGTATAAGGCGTATTCGCTGACCTTATCGTAATCTATGCCTGCCGATTGACAGATCTTGTACATCTCGTTAGCAAATGTTACCTTTGTTGCCAAAAAGCAATTCGTGAAATATTTCACCATTTCTGCCGTTTCATGTTTGGTGATGATAATAGGAATTCTTGGAAATGCCTTCCTAAACATGCTTTTTACTTTGCGAGCACCAGAAGATCTGCGGGCGGGATCTCCACCCACAATAATTCTTGTCTGATTTTTGAAATCATCAAAAGAATTGGCTTCTGTTAAAAATTCTGGACTGAAGCATACATCGCAAACAGTTGCAATTTTATCCATTTTGGCCGTGGTGCCCGGAGGAACGGTCGACTTAACGACAATTGTTGGTCGATTTCTATCTGGATCCGAGCGCGCTTCATCGTTGATCTTCGAAATAACATCTTCTAAAATCCTTGTATCACAGGATCCATTCTTTCTCATTGGAGTAGGCACACAAGCAAAAATAATATCGGATTTTCTTACAAGGTTCCTATGTGTAGTATTGCACTTGCTCTCATCTAGATCGTATGTATAGATCTTGTAGAAATTGCCCAAGCCTTCGCGGATGGCCGACCCAACAAAACCTTGGCCGACTATGCCAATTGTTAATTTATTACTCATTTGAATTCTACCTTCCCTTTTAAGATTTTATCTACCATTCGAACCATCGCGCCAATTTCGTGTGCCACATCTCTCTGTACCACTGTGGCCGTAGGCTCGTGTTTTCCTTCTAACTTTCCGTAAAGCCTGATCATTCGTGATCTAACCTGCACCAAATCCTCTAAGTCTTTTCTATCCATTTTTTCTCCAATACGAATACATGTTCTTCTCTATCTCGTATTCCATGTCCTTAACAGGCTTTGGCGTAATTCCAACCGCCCAATCCCAGGTTTCGCTAATAAGCTCATACAGATTGGTGTTATCTTGGAAACCCAGCAAACTTTCTGCTTTGTCGTGGTTGCACCACATCTTGTGCACTTCAATTCTGGGCTCCAAATGTACAACCGATGGCCTGATACCCATTTTTTCATGAGCAACATCTTGGACAATCACACTTAGTTCGTTAATGGAATAATCTTGGTCAGCTCCGATGTTTATTATCTGAGAGTCGGTTAAATCATTTTCCATCAATTGATAAAAAGGATCCATGTAATACTTTACGTCACTAAAAGCTCGCCTTTGTGTTCCGTCTCCATAGATCGTCAAGGGATCTCCTTCCATAGCTTTTCTTATCCAGATACCAGCGACATTTCTATAACGATCCCAAATATTTTGGCGAGGCCCTATAACGTTGTGAGGCCTAATAATCGTGTACCTTAGCCCAAATTGCTCGCTAGCGTTCTTCAGATCCATTTCAATTGCATATTTAGCAATCCCGTAAGGGTCAGTTGGCTGAGGGGTCAGGTCCTCATAGAATGGCGGAGACTGTTCTCCGTAAACATCCATAGAGGAGGCAAATATAAACTTTTTGACCCCATGTTTAATGCAGCCATTTATCAAATTAACACTGGCTAGAATATTATTCTGATAATTGAAGTTACGAATGAATGGACTTAACCCAACAGCAGCATAGGCTGCAAAGTGATATACGTAATCAAACTGAAACACTTTCATGATGGCATCAACGGCATCTGAGTTCGTTAAGTCCAATCTTATAAAGTTGCAATTTGGGTTCACGTTCTCTGTATAACCACCAGACAGGTTATCAATTCCTGTCACTCGATGACCTTCACCGATGAGATGATCTACCATGTGAGAACCCAAAAGTCCTGCATTTCCTGTTACTAAAATATGAGCCATTATTTCCCCACTATCATTTTAGTATTATAAGGACATTAACGACGTTGTATAGAAAATTAATTTTTGTTATTTGGGTGCGAATATGCATAAACTGGGATGTTTTTGCCAGATGCCTTACAGATGCTTTCAACCGCATTCCAATCTGAAAAGTACATGTCTTTCGCCAATAAATTTAGATCGTACTTGGGTTCCCATCCCAGTGTTTCCTTGATCTTACTTGCGTCACCAAGCAGTATTGGAACCTCATGAGGCCTAAATAATCTTTCGTCTATCTCTACATACTTTGATACGTCGAGGCCTGCAATTTCAAATACGAGATTCAAAAATTCCTCAACCGAATGTGTCTGGCCTGTTGCAACTACATAGTCGTCCGGAGTTGGATGTTGCAGCATCAACCACATAGCTTTGACATAATCCCTAGCGTGCCCCCAATCTCTTTTGGCGCTAAGGTTTCCTAGATAAAGTGTGTCTTGTTCAGCAAACTTAATTCTGGCTGCAGCCATAGTAATCTTTCTAGTAACGAACGTTTCTCCTCGCCTAGGACTTTCGTGGTTAAACAAAATTCCAGCACAACAGAACATATCGTAGGCTTCACGATAGTGACGACAAAGGTTATGAGCGAAAACTTTGGAACAAGCGTAGGGTGAAGCGGGCATCAGGGCCGTTGTTTCATTTTGTGGATACTCTGGATTGTCTCCAAACATTTCGCTAGAAGATGCTTGATAAAATTTAACGTTGGGAACAACATGCCTGCAGGCTTCCAAAAGTCGCAATGTTCCCATTGCTACACAATCGGCTGTTTCGATTGGGGTTTCAAAGCTTACCCTTACATGGGATTGGGCTGCCAAATTGTATACTTCATCAGGCTTGTACTCGGCCAACAAATTATACATCCAGCTGGGGTCATGCATGGAACCATACCTTAAACTGAAATTTTCGTTTTCAAAGAGTGGATCAACTCGGTCAGTAGAGATCAAACTGGTCCTTCTTTTTACCCCAATGACCCTATAACCTTCATTTAATAAAAGTTCGGCTAGATACGAACCATCTTGGCCAGTGATTCCAGTTATCAGTGCAGTTTTCATCTAGACTCCTCTTACGTCAGGATAGTTTTTTAGAAACCATCTACAGGTCATTTTAACCCCTCTGTATAGAGGTGTATAATTTTCCTTTTTCCACCCCAAAGCCAATAAATTCGAATTATTTGAAGGTTTTCTATATTGACCTTCTGGTTTCGAAAGATCCCATAAAATATCGCCACTATATCCTATATCACGACAAATCATTTCCGAGATTTTAGAAATACTAATTTCATCAGTGGAACCGATGTTTATAGGATCTGGTTTGTCGTAATTTTCTAGCAAAAATAGCAAGATTTCAGCTATATCTTTGGAATACGTAAATTCTCTTAGCGCTCTTCCGGAGGACCAAAGTACCATTGGTTTACCGGAATCTTTAGCCTCTTTAGCCTTGCGAATGATTGCTGGAATTACATGGCCATTTTCCAAGTCGAAATTATCGTTTGGGCCATACAGATTATTGGGTACAGCAGTGATGTATTTTAGGCCATATTGCTGCCTTATCGCACGAGAATGGACATCCAACATTCTTTTGGCATAAGCATATCCAAAATTAGAAATATGAGGAGGTCCTGAGTGAATCTGATCCTCTGTCAATGGATAGATGCACTTATCTGGATAGATACAGGTTGACAACAAAGATAAAACCTTTGGTACCCCAAACGATTGTGCTGCATCTAGAACATTAGTGTTGATCAGGGTGTTATCATGATAAAAATTTGCAACATAATCCGAGTTGCCCTTGACTCCGCCAACTCTTGCTGCCAGATGTATAATCGAGTCTGGGCGATGATCTGCTATCATGTGAGCTGCAGCACGTTGATCTCTAAGATCATATTGTTTTGAACCAACTAGTACTATCTTATGATCTGTTTGGGTCCTTTTAAAGGCCGAACCTAGCATTCCAGTGCCGCCAGTGACAAGTACTTTCATTATCTTAAATTCCTGTAAATTATTTCTGCTAGTTGAAAATCCTCTATCTCATCTATATCTAGACATTCAATTTTGTCCAATTTAAATGGAAGGAAGTCTTTTCCCAGAATGCTCTTTCTGGCTATCATCAGACTTCTGGGTATAATACTAATAGCAAAATTAAGACCGAAGTACTCAGGGAGATCCTGAGATCTTGGGTGATGGCTTGGATCATAATTCAAGGCTTTTATCCCATCCCACAAATACTCTATAACTTCATGAGTCGTAGTTATGGAATCATATGGATAATCTCCTGTCGTATATCTCTCGTCCCAGAGGTCGAGCAGCTCTTGATACGACTCATCCTTAACTAGGGGGCTTGTTGCATTAGTGTATAGAATATCATCACACTTCATGTTTTGTGCCATATGTGCCCACACTTCGTTCATTGGAACGGTTGAAGTGGCATAAAATGGATCTCTTAAGATAGGAGTGGCACCCAAACTGGATGCAATGTCAAGCATTTCTTGTGAGTCAGAATTGACACAAATTTCCTCAATTCTATCAATTCTTTGTAATTGCCTGATTTTAATCTCTAAAAGATTTGATTCTGCAAAAGGCCTTACGTTTTTGTCTTTAATTCTTTGAGAGCCGGCCCGGACCGGCACAAGAGCTTTAATCATTTTATTTCCTCCATTAATTTCATGGCCGTTTCAAAGTCTTCATATCTTGGATCTCTTAAGACCATGTCCATAAATGGGTCAACTTTAATCCTGGGGTCTGGCCACATGTGATTTTTGAAGTACTTGAATTGCAAATCTGGATCGTGTTTGTCAGGAATGCCATCTGGGGTATGGCCGTCGTGACCCCAATTCAAAATTGTTTCTTTTGTATATAAC